AATATCCCAAAAAATAAAATAATAACTAATTTATATACTAATGGATTAGAAATAAATAGTCCTGGGGATCAACAATGTTTTTATATTGTAGACACAGGTGTGATTTATGAGGGATATTATTGGAAAGACTATAAAGGAAAATATTACACAGGTAAAACCCCCAATGATAAACCCACCCAAGAATTACAACTTAAACCCTCAGATGAACTTTTAATTGATTCATCCCCATCACAAGAATACACTTTGTCTAATTCAAACTCTTACCCTCCTACAATAGATAGTAATGAATCAACTATATGGGATCCTCTCCTTCCTTTAGAATACCAACCATTATTCCAACCTTCTGGTCCTATTCCAATTTTAAATCTTCCAACCCAATACTACCCATCCCCAACACAAGAAGATTATAAACTAGGATCATTTAGGAGATACTTTTGTGTTAAATCAAATGAAAGTATTTTCTTTGAAATTGACAGTAAAACTTATGATGCTCTTTCAACTCAAGATCAAAAATGGAGATGGGATTTATATAACCCTTTTTATTTAGAATGGGTTTTAACAGGAGATCAAAATGATGTTCGAACATCCAATTTTAATACAACTAAAATAATTAATGTTGAAGTAAAAGGATTTCAAAAATTTTTAAAATTTAATTATTTAAAATTTTACCAACCTTTATCTAAGGAATCTACAATAGAAGTTCCACCACGACCAACCCCCTCAAATACTTCAAAACCACCCACACAAAATTACTAATCAAATTTGGTTGACTAAATATATTTTTGTATATTAGTCAAAATAAAAGTTATGTACTGGTTGGTTGAGACAGAAGAACAGTTACTAGAGTTATCTAAATTTGGTTATGAAGAAGCATTCGTAGAGCTAATTCCATATTCAAATACTGTCCATCCTGTTAAAAATAAGATTTGTGCTGTTTATATTCGACCGTTAAATTCAACAAAAGGATTTATTACATCGATTGATCATAGTGAGACATTACCACTTAGTATAGACACTATAATATCGCAATTAAACGCATTTAAAAAAGTATATGTTAGGGATAAAAAAGAATTCCTACATTATTTTATTTTAAAAGAGCTTTATGACATTACACTCAACTCGCCTCCGTATATACAAGAATATACACAAACACATAACTTTTTCTACAGCAAATACCCAAATAAAATAGATATAAACCGCATTATTCCGATAGTAAAACACTATGAATATTGTGAGAAATTGTTTAATGATTTAAAACTAAGAATAAATGAACCAATCAACGAATTTAACAACAACAAAACCACAGTGGTATTCAACGCCTTGGAGCGAAGTGGTTTACGAATTGATAGAGAAAAATTTGAATCGCACTTTCACGATGTCAATTCAGACTACACCTACACACAATTCAACTTTAAAACCCTCACAGGAAGACCAAGTAATAAATTTAAAGGAGTAAATTATGCCGCACTTAATAAAGAAAACGGATCTAGACAGTCTTTTATCCCACGTAATGATTTTTTGTTTGAGATTGATATATCCGCTTATCATCCTACTTTGTTGGCTAAATTGGTTAGCTATGATTTCGTGGAGGAAGATATTCACGCTGCCTTTGCGAAAATGTATGGTGTGGATTACAAAAAAGCTAAAGAACTAACATTTAAACAAATGTATGGTGGGGTATTCAATCAATATAAGGATCTGGAGTTCTTTAAAAAAATGACAGTATATACTGACGATTTGTGGGCTCAATATCAAAATGAGGGTTCAATTGAATGTCCTATTTCAAAACATATATATAGGAAAGATGTGCTAGAAGATATGAAACCACAAAAATTATTGAATTATGTTCTTCAAAACTTGGAAACATCAATGAACGTTTGTATATTGTGGGAAATATTTAAAATATTAAAAGGTAGAAATACTAAATTAATACTTTACACATATGATTCTTTTCTATTAGATGTAGATAAGACAGAAAAAAAAGTTATAGAAGAAATATTAAAAGTTTTTAAAAATAAAAAGTTACAAATAAAGTACAGTTATGGAGACACATACGATTTTAAATAGACCCCGCGATATGTATAAAGTAGACGATTTCATTGATTTCGACCCTTTAAAGATACACGATTTGAATAATAAACTGTTTTGTACATTTACTACTTTAGAAGATTTAGATGATCTACTTTTTGGGTTAACTTCCAAGTATAAAATAATGTATAATAAAATATTTGTCCTTTATATTAAGAGCAATAATGAGTATGTATGTACTTACAATATTGACCAGGGGAATATTTCTGAAATCCCATCTAATACTATTTTAGTTCATAGAAAAAAAGATTCAAATACACTCTACACAATTAATGCTTTAAATGAGTTAATTAAAAACCTAAATGGTGGGGTAGTAGATACTAAATACCCAATTGAATGGCAACATTATAAAAACACCATTCTACTCACTCAGCATGATGAATTAAAGCAATTAAAAACAAAAATTTACAAAATTATTGAAGTATAGTTTGGCACCCCAAATTTCACTTCGTATATTAGTTATCAATAAATAAAAATAAGTTATATTATGGATTTAAATGTGATCAAACAACGCTTGGATTCACTGAACAAGCAATCAACTAACAGTGGTGGAGGTAATAAAAATCTCTTCTGGAAACCTTCAGTAGGTAAACAACTCATTAGAGTAGTTCCCTCAAAGTTTAATAAAGCAAACCCATTTACGGAAATGATGTTTTACTATGGAATTGGTAGTAAACGTGTAATGGCTTCACCTGCAAATTGGGGTGAGAAAGATCCAATTATGGAATTTGCAAAAAAACTTCGCAATACTAATGACAAAGAAAATTGGAGATTAGCTAAAAAGTTAGATGCTAAAGTTCGTACTTTTGCTCCTATTATTGTTAGAGGTCAAGAAGATGAAGGAGTTAAATTGTGGCAATTTGGTAAAGAAGTTTATCAAGAGTTTTTAAATATGGCTGCTGATGAGGAAATTGGTGATTATACTGATATTGTAGGAGGTAGAGATATTAAATTGACTACTGTAGGACCTGAAGTTACAGGAACACCTTACAATAAAACATCAATTGGACCTTCATTAAAAGTTACTCCACTTTCAGCTGATGAAGCTATAGTAGAAAAATTACTTGAGGAACAAGCTGATCCTATGAAAGTATTTAAACCTCTTACTTACGATGAAATGAAAGAAGCACTCCAAGAATGGTTAGCTCCTGAAGATGAGGAAGAAGAAGATTCAATTATTTCAGAACCAGCAGTTTCATTTGATAGTGATGAAAAAAAATCTAATTATTCATTAGATACTACAGCTACAAATGTAAAAAAGTCCAAAGCAGCTCAATTTGATGATTTGTTTGGAGATGAAAAAACAGACGATTTACCGTTTTAAATAAAGTTATATGGCAAGAAAGAAAAAATCACTATCGGAGGCAGTCTCCTCAGAAATTAAAGCAAGTTTTAATTTAGACAGCTTTAAAAATAAAAAAGGACTATCCTCTAAAGCAAAATTTAAGGAACAAACATGGATTCCACTTTCTGATGCCTACCAAGAAATAACATCAGTACCTGGTATTCCTCAAGGTCACATTGTATTACTTAGAGGACATTCAGATACAGGTAAAACTACTGCTATGATTGAAGCAGCAGTATCCGCTCAAAAACGAGGGGTACTGCCTGTTTTCATTATTACAGAGATGAAATGGAATTGGGAGCATGCAGTTCAAATGGGACTAGAAGTTAATGAAGTCGTAGATGAAGAAACAGGTGAAGTTTTAGATTATAATGGTAATTTTATCTATGTAGATAGAGAAACTATTAATTCAATTGAAGATGTAGCTGGATTTATTTTAGATTTACTTGATGAACAGAAAAAAGGTAATTTACCGTATGATCTGTTATTCTGTTGGGATTCAATTGGGTCTGTGCCTTGTGAAATGTCGTTAAAATCTAACAAGAATAATAACGAATGGAACGCAGGTGCTATGTCAACCCAATTTGGTAATAATGTTAACCAACGGATTGTAATGTCCAGAAAGGAAAGTAATCCTTATACTAATACTTTAGTTGCAATCAACAAAGTATGGACATTAAAAGCAGAATCACCTATGGGTCAACCCAAACTAATGAATAAAGGTGGATATGCTATGTGGTTTGATTCTACATTCGTAGTTACATTTGGTAATGTTATGTCAGCTGGAACATCTAAAATTAAAGCAATTAAAGATGGTAAGCAGGTAGAATTTGCTAAACGTACTAACCTTCAGATTGATAAAAATCATATTAATGGAGTTACTACTAGAGGTAAAATTGTAATGACACCTCATGGTTTTATTCTTGATGATGATAAAGCACTTAAAAATTATAAAGAAGAACACAAAGAAGCCTGGAAACAAATCCTAGGTGGTGGGGATTTTATAATTGCTGAAGAGGATGAAGCATACACAGACATCACATCTCACACAGATGAACCCAAATAAAAATTTGGTTACCCGGGGGGAATTTCGTATATTCCCCCCATAATTAAACGTACATGAAGCAAAAAGATTTACTTAAGCTCCTCGATAATATGGACGAGCATGGAGAAGAAACTGTAGAAGGAGAAAGAATTCTAATGATAGATGGATTAAATCTATTTTTTAGAAACTTTGCAATGATGAATATGGTAAATCCTGATGGCATTCATATTGGGGGTTTAGGTGGATTTTTCCGTTCATTAGGTGCTGAAATTAGAAGAGTAAATCCTACCCAAGTTTATGTTATATTTGATGGATCTGGATCAGCTAATGCCCGAAAAAATCTACTACCTGAATATAAATCAGGAAGAGATTTACAACGTATTACTAATTGGGATGCATTTGATAATTTAGAGGATGAACATGATGCTAAAGTAGATCAAATGGTTCGCATCATCCAATATCTAAAAACACTACCAGTAAAAACCCTATCTATTCCTAAAGTTGAAGCTGATGATGTCATAGCATACCTTTCAGGAATTATTCCCCAAGATCCAAAAGATAAAGTATTTATAGTATCTTCTGATAAAGACTTTTTACAATTAATAAATAAAAATGTTATTGTATATCGTCCTATGGAAAAGGAATTTTATACAGAAGAAACAGTAGTAGAAAAATTTAAAATGTCTCCTACTAATTTTATTCTATATAAAACTTTAATGGGTGATAATTCAGATAAAGTGGCAGGGGTTAAAGGGTTAGGTCCAAAAAAATTATATAAATTATTTCCTGAATTAAGTGAAAGAGATATGACATTAGATGATATCTATAATATTTGTGAATCTAAATTTAAAGAAAATGTTATATATGCTCGTATAATCCAAGGTATTGATGCTCTAGAACGAAATTATAAAATTATGGATTTATCAAACCCTATGATTGATAAAAATGATGAAAAATATTTAGATGAGGTTGTTAAATCAAAAGATATTCATTATATTCCTGATCAGTTCATTGCCATGTATAATGAAGACAAGTTAGGTGGGATGATTAGAAATTTAGATTTTTGGTTAAAAGATATATTTGAATCCCTACAGTTAAAATAAAAAATAAATAAAAGTTATGACATTATTAAATTTAAACCAATATGGTCCTCACTTCCAAATAAAAGTGATATCATCTCTACTTACTCATAAAGAGTATTTAACAAATATTCATGATATTATTAGTGAAGAATATTGGGATAACCAAGCACATCAATGGATTATAAAAGAGATAATTAAGTATTATGATAAATATCATACTACACCTTCAATGGATGTTCTTAAAGTAGAACTTCAAAAAATTACAAATGATGTGCTTAAAATTTCCATTAAGGAACAA